ACCGTTCCATTAGCAGATATACAATACTCATCACTACTAAAAATCATGTCATAAATTTTATGTGCAGGTGTACTTAGTATTTCTTTAGTGGCATTAATTTCAAAATCTACTATAGTATCTGATTTATTGATGACATCTTCAAATTCAAACGTACTAAAGAAAGGTCGCCATGCTTCAGAAAAGGTTTCGGCTTTACCAGTTTCAACCTGCTCTATGATATGGGCATCGGTACGTGTAGTTAATACTTGACCAACTAATGTTTCAGGTGACATATTCAATGCACGAATTACCGAAGGGTACAGTGAGTTGATGTCATTACCTGCTACGAATCGTCTAATCCCTTTTTTAGGATCAACAACGAATGCACCCGCCGCACCGCTTTCAACACCAGATAATTCTTTTTTATCATCAAAATGTTGACCATAATAGCGATGACCTTCATTGATAATAGCTTGCTCAACGATACCTACAGTACCCATTGCTGCTGGTAAAACCACACCATTTTGATGTGCGCGGATATTAGTAGTGTCAATAAATTTAAGCTTTTCATCTAAATGAAGAATAAGCTCAGTATCTTGAATGTTATATCGTACAAACTTCTCAAAGTCTTGTTTGTATAACTGATCTAACGTTCCACTATATGGAACCTTATTAGAATCCAATTCAATATATGCAATATTATCTAACGAATAGCCACCAGGAACTTCATTATAGGTATACTTCTTATAAAGCAACATGTAGTCTAAATGAATACGTCCTACTAAATCATAAAATTCTTCAATACGTTTAAACTTCTTATTTTCTACTTTCTTAGCTTTAGGTTCTTGATCACATAAGCATAAACGTCTTGCGTGATCAGGATTCATAATATTGTGTATACGGTTGATAATATATTTGATATCGTATGATTCACTATTCCAACCACTTAATACATCATATTCCTGTATTAAGTCTAACATTCGATGAATCATATCATGTTCAGTTGCAAAAACTTCACCATGCTCAGTAACAGAATTAACTATTTCAACTGCTTCATCATAGCTTAATGTAACAGGTGGAATAGCTAAGAATTGTGTTACACGTGTTTGTTTATTGGTGATAGATACGGAAATAATTTCATTATCTGCATCATCAGGGTTGCTATACTTATTTTCAGGTGTATAAGCAACCTCAATATCGATGAAGCCTACGTGAAGTTCAGGTATATCATCTTCACCATAATTGTCGGAAAGATACTTATGTACCCGATTAACATCACTTTCATATACCTCTTCAGGATTGAATTGTTTCTTTAAAACATGGAACTCTTGTCTATTTCTAGGTTCTATTTTCTTTAATTTAGCACCATATATAGATTCAAATTTTCCATAACGGTCTTTTGTATAGAATGACCAGTCTACGGGTTCACGCCTAATAAAACGTTCCCCATCTATTCGTTCAATGATGACTATTTCATCACCATCAAGAAACGCATTAACATACATTAAACAGACTCCTTTTGTATGATATAAAAAAGGCCAAACATGTTTGGCCTTTAAGAAATCGTGCTTTATTCAACGTCGATATTGCGACCAGTATTATGAAGTAGGGTTTCTACAATATCGTTATCATCTGATACTTCATGATAATTGTCTTTATGTGCAATAGTGACGGCTTTACGTACATGTTTAGGTTTAACATCAATCTTTTCAGCAAACGCTTTAATGGTTTCGTTTAGACCTTCACGTAGTGCTTTAATCTTCTCAAGTTGAATGCAACCATCTTTAATAATTGCATCAAGTTCACGGCGTTGTTCTGGTGTTAGGTTAGTCATAGGTATTTCCTTTTTTGGTTGTTAAGTAATTATAATATCTTAGATGTTAATTATGTCAATCTTTAAAATAAGTAGTATTATATAAAAGAGATAATTTAATATGAGTGTATCATTTAGACAATCTTTATATAATAAAATTTCAACACTGTCATTTCTTATTCAACGATTAAGATTATGGTCACGTGCTGGTTTGTTATTATATATCACGTTTTTACATCAGTTAGTTTTTTGGGTTTTTGGTTTACCTGATATAACTACTGCACAGACTATTATTGTATCAGCCATTACCTTATTGGCTACCCCTATAACTGCATTTTATATACAATCAGGGAAAGACTTATATCGTGAATATGTAGCATTGAAATATACCAATAAATGGATAGAACGAATTGATCATATTGGATTTGTTATTGATAAGCTTCGTTTATTTCCATTGGGATTATTATGTTATTATGGTTTCTTGTTATATATGACCGTTACATGGGGTATGGGTTTAGAACAAGCATTGACTATACCCCAAGCAACTTTCATATCTACATTTGCAAGTTCAGTTACGTTAATCTTTGGCTTCTTTGTAACCTCTGGTGAGGTTAACATGAAACTGGAGGAAGTCTACGTTAAACGTAATGAATTAGAAGCAAGCGGTGACCCCATTGATGTTGATATAGATGAATCAGTCAATAAGTTCAACGACTTATCTAAACAACACGGAAAGCGGTAATTACCGCTTTCTTTTCTATACAATATATTGAAGCGTTTCCGTATAAGAATCAATGATTTCCACTACTTTTTCATACGAATCAGCTTCCGATTTATCATCACGCACTTCAACGAATCGTGCTAAGTACAAAGCATAAAAATCTGGATTTAGTTTATTAGTAGTTAGACCGTTCGCTTTTAGTTTTACAATTTTACCACTACTTACCCAATCGTCAACCAATTTGAGAAAGTCTTCACGTTCCTTTTCTTTGAAACCAGTACCTACATTAAACTTAATCTTACCATCGGATGATTCAACTTGAAGCTTGCCCAGCATATGCTCAAATTTTGTACCTTTATCACCATATTCCCAACCTGTTACTACTAAATCAACGTCAATGATGATTTTCATTTTGACTTGATCGTTAGAAGTGCCATGTTTCCATTTGTATGAAAGGTTTTTAATAACGGCACCTTCATGACCCTCTTCAATTTGTTGCTTAAAGAATTCAATGATGTCATCTTTAGTATCACAAATTTTAGAATTAACTTTTTGAAAAATATCCGTTTCAATAGAAACTAATTCTAAAACTTCAATGAGTTTATGTAAAGAGTCACTATAAGGAACATCACTTTTACGATTCAAAAAATCATCAAGTTTTACAATATTCCATACCACATATCGTAATGATTCCACATCAACATCATCACGATTTAAACTTCCATTACCCTCTTCACGGTTGGCATAACCGCCATCTTCTGATGCGACTAACGCTTCACCTTGAATAACATATCCTGCTGCATCTTGGATCAGTAAGGTATCAATATGATATTGATTAAAGGGGAGGATATTACCTTGCCTTGAACGATATTCAACTTTATCATCATATACCATGATGTCAATATATAGACCATCCATTTTGGTTTGTGCTAAACATGGAAAAGAAATTTTAGAGATGTTTTTTTCATTATATGAATTACAGCGGGAATATGGATGATCATATACCAATTTCGGCCATACTTTATTGATAGTGGATGAAGATACACCACAACGTAGATCGCGTTTTACCACACGGGATAACACGATTGCATCATCTTCAGACAAACTTGACAAAATTTCTTCTAATCGTTCTTTTGCAGCATTGCCACGAATTTTACCACCATTAAATTCATTTTCGATTCGGTCTAAACCCCATTCTAACGTTTGAATTCCACTATATTGCGTTGGCATATCAAATTCTTTAATGTAATAATCATAACTTGGATCATATGCTAACACTGCAATTTTCTTCATCAAATCAACATTAGATGATTCGGCTAATAACGATTCTTTTTCTTTACGTTTGGTAGTATTGCCAATAGATTCTAATAATTGGAACATATATTTCTCCTTAGTGATGGAACCAGTATATGATAGGTTTTTAATACGTCAATGATTTTAGATAACTATATTCAACCATATTTTAATTTAAAAAAGGATTTATGTATGATAGGGTTTGTAGACGTAAAAGTGGACATGATTAAAGAAGCCTATGAGTATTTGAAAAACGATGACGAAATTGCGGGTTCAGCCATATCCACCGATAAATCATTCAGTTCAAAAATAAAAAACATTACCGATATTTTAAATAACAGTAAAGGTAAATCGTCCTATTTCAATCGAGCAGATAAAATTAAATTAAAAAGATTGTTGGAAGAAGTAGCATATGCCAGTTTTGCCACTGAAAACGATAGCATGTTCATCAGGATAGAAATGGCAAGTATCATTCTAGACATCCTTAAAATTTATAAACAGGAGTCACTATTAAAATCATCCGAAACAAAACAACTAAATAAGAATAAACGATAAAGGAAATTTT